ATTCAGGATTACAGTCCAGTCACGGCTACCAGCCGAGTAGGCCGCAATCACAGCGGCCGCAAATACTTTTGCCCAAGACTTGGCGATGGCTTTGTGTTCACTAGAGAACTTCATCAACAACCTCTGGGATTACTGGTGCAACAAAATCCTTTGCCGTTTCATCGTAGATGAAACCAATGCCAGCATAAGTTTTGCCTGCGGTGTCAAAGAATGTTTCGACCCATCGACCTGGGTATCGGTCTGGGTTTTCAGCCATAAATTGCGCCGTTACAACAGCAATATGAATCACTTCATTGTTCTCATCTAGTTGTGCAAAATACTGCGACATAGTTTCTCCTTATACCTTGAACCGAACATAAACAACACCAGAACTACCTAACCCTCGTGTTCCTGTTGTTGAACCGCCGCCTCCAGAGCCAGTATTTACAACACCATTGGTAGCATTCCCTGTTCCAGCAGCACCATTTCCGCCAACACCACTACCCCCAGCGCCACCAGTCGTAGCACCGCCACCACCACCACCGCCTGCAACATAGGTTGCGGAACCACCAATGAAACCGCTTATGTCGTAACCTGTTCCACCAGCACCACCAACATTGCTGCTCACAAAGTTCTGACCAGCCCCACCGAATCCACCACCTCCGCCAGACCCTTGTGCAACGCCTGTATTTCCGTAACCACCCAGATTACCTTGATTACCAAAATTATTATATGCAGTTGTATTTGCTGTATGTGATTGACCACCAGCAGAAGCACCGTACAGTGAGTCAAATGGACCACTAGTTGCAATCCCACTACCACCGTAGCCAGCGACAATACAACCAGAATCAGTATAAACAAAGGTTGAACCGCTATTTACACCCCCACCGCCAGCACCAATGGTAATTGTTTTGTTTGATGAAAGGTACACAGTTGCGATAACTACACCACCTGCGCCTCCGCCAGAGCCAGTAACAACAGTATCTCCTCGTTGTGCACCATGACCGCCTCCGCCAACTGCCAAAACATCAAAAAGTCCAGACTTGGAAACAGTCAAAGTTCCGCTTGATGTGAAAGTCAAAAGTGTGTATGACTGACCAGAAACGGTGATGCTCGACGATGTTCCGCCAGTTGCAACCCCGTAACCGATAACGCCGATAACACCCTGAATGAAGTTTGCGCTTACATAACCACCGACTCTCATGCGTTCACCGCCCATCGAACATAAACGATGCCTGACCCACCAGCAGCAGCAGGCCACGAACCGTCTCCACCTCCGCCTCCACCGCCAGTGTTTGTTGTGCCAGCAACAGCAGATGACGAAGATGAGTTAGTGCCTTTTCCACCGCCACCAGAACCACCTGCACCGCCAGTGCCGTTAGAGCAACCGCCACCACCGCCACCGCCCCTATAAGTCGTGCCAGCAGATTGACCTAAGAACGCTGAAATATCTGCACCTGCACCACCAGAGCCACCAACAACATTATCTGTGCCAACATTGCCTACTGCGCCTGCGCCACCACCGCCACCAGCAGCAGTACCAGAACCACCTGCGCCAAGACCGCCACGATTGCCTTGCGTTGCGATACCGACATTGCTTTGTCCTGTGTTGTTGTTTCCACGACAACCAGCAGTTGAAGCACCAGCCAATCCTCGTTCTGTTCCGAAGTTCATACAGCCACCACCAGCAGCGACGATTGCGTTGCTCGTTGTGCCGATGTATGAAGCACCACCCGTTTCACTAGCGGTCGCAGCACCACCAGCACCAACTACAACTGAGTGTGTTCCAGCAGCGAGATAGATGGTGCGTTGTGAAACACCACCGCCACCACCGCCACCGCCACCACCCGTTGTAGCGAATCCACCACCACCACCACCAACAAGAAGCACATCAAACAAACCGCCAGTAGTAACAGTCAAAGTTCCATCGGAGTTGAAATAGACACCGTTGTAAGTGATACCAGCAGTCGTAAATGGCGTGATGGAACCAGTACCACCTGATGCGGTTCCATACGTTGTTAGTGACTGCGCTGTGAGCGCACTCACATAACCAAGTGTCCGACGATTCGGCACAACTACACCGTGATTCGGTTTACGAACCCGTGAACAACAAGTACGTTTGCCGTTCCAGCAAACGCACGAACAACCTTTGCTGTCGCATTACCCTGCAACAACAATCCCGGGACAATTGTGACCAATCCAGCCTCTGGCTGGATGGTTACTTCGATGTTTCCATCTGGTGCGGTGGTTTCCCCCCACTCAATTGTCAACTTGACAGCAGAGGTGCTGGTATTGACTGCGTAAATCCAAATCTCATCAATTGTGGTTGATGTCGTTGAAGCAGTATGAACTGCGGTTCCAGGGGTTGCGGTAGCCGCAACCTTCACACCGAGACCAGTTCCAGTAGAACCCGCTGGCTGAAGAGCCAATTTTGAAAATGTTGCCATACTAAAGACTCCGTTCGTTACATGATGCTTTGGCTTTTATAGACCCAGCGTATTCCGCAGAAATCTCTGCCACCAACCTTTGTATCAAATCGTTACGCCGACGCTGGGCCGTATGACCCCCAATGTGCTGTCTGTACAGCATCTCGGGAATGTGCACCATGTCGGTTGCAAGGTAGGTTCGAACGCATAGTTCGTAATCATCTGCTACTGGAAGGGCTGAATTATGCCCACCAATTTCCCTGTACAAGTCTGCTTTCCAAGCCCTGATGTGGTTTGGGGCGGACACGATATGTCCCATCGTTATTTCGTTGACTGGTGGGGCCGACATCACCCACACCCCGTACTGGTCTGACCAATACTCGGAGCCGTACCCAAAGGCCCAGCCTTTAGGGTACACCCCAGACTCACCCGAAGGGAGAATCTCGCACCAGTCCGAATACACGAACCCAGCATCTGGGTTTGCCAAGAATGCGTCATTTACCTTCTGAAGGCAATCCACAGTCAGTTCGTCATCGTGGTCGAGTTCCGCCAGTATGACGCCTTCGGCAACCATGAACCCCTTGCGTTTCACCGAACCAATTGAGCCAGAATGCACATGAGAGCGGTGCATCTGAATCTTGTAACGTTCATCAGAAGCAAATCCATAAACCTGATTCCAGACATCATTGGTTGTCGAATCATCCCAGATGACCCACTCCCAGTCTCTGAAGGTTTGTGCCTTCAAAGATGCCCATGTTCTTGCTAGAACATCTGGATTTGTGTTGTATGTCGTTGTGACGACAGAAATCATTTTTATGCAAACACCTGCATTGAGATAACCGCTGTATCTGTGTCATACACAGCCGAACCGTTTACTCCCTGCGCTCCACTTGCACCTTGTGGCCCTTGCGGCCCCTGAGAACCTGTTGCACCTTGCGCACCATTTGCACCTTGTGGACCCTGTGGCCCTTGTGCCCCTTGTGCGCCAGTAGTACCAGCACTCCCCTGAGGTCCAGTTGCTCCCTGCGGACCTTGTGGTCCAGCAACCGTACTAGCCGCACCTTGCGCACCCTGTGGTCCCTGTGCACCTTGTGGCCCCTGTGGACCAACCAAAGTTGACTGCGGACCCTCTGCTCCCTGAGAACCCTGTGGACCCTGTGGACCCTGAGCACCCTGTGGTCCCTGAACGGTGGACTGCGGACCTACAGCACCTTGTGCACCCTGCGCCCCCTGAGGACCAATGGCACCCTGTGGTCCAGTAGCACCTTGGGAGCCTTGCGGTCCCTGAACACCAGTTGGCCCCTGAGGACCAGCGTTACCCTGTGGTCCCTGCGGACCCACAGAACCCTGAGCACCAGTATTGCCCTGAGGACCCTGAACGCCAGTTGTACCCTGTGGTCCTTGTGCTCCTTGCGAACCAGTTGAACCCTGTGCTCCAGTATTTCCCTGAACCCCCTGTGGACCAGCAACACCCTGCGCACCTTGAGGACCAGTCGAACCTTGCGAACCCTGTGCACCTTGGACCCCCTGTGCTCCCTGTGCGCCCTGAGCACCCTGAGAACCAGTTGGTCCGATAGTGCCAGATGAAATAACCGTAATAGCGTCGCCAACACTCACTGTAACATTCTGAGTTGCCATCGCTACCTCGTTACGTCCGCCAACACCGTCACGGTGCCAGCAAAAATAGTCGTCACTACCCCACTATTCGTTTCCTCCAAATCCCAATAATGGGTTCCAGAGGCGAGACCAGCTGTAGTACCAGCAGACATCGCACAAGTAATCTCACCAGCGGGACCGTTGCTCACACTGCAAGTAAACGAAGCATCCACAATACCGGAATCTTTTGTCGTGCGAATCTGCGCACGGTACGTCCTACCTGTGACGTCAATTGGTGTAACACCATTCGATGTCATGTTCACAGTAATGTTCTGCGTGTCACCACGAACAATCTTCAAATTCAAACGACCTGGCGTAGCCATCAGTCCTCCCTTAGTTCGTGAACAGCCATCTTAGGCTGAGAATTATCATCAATACCGCAAGCAGGACAAATCCAATGAGTAGCAACAGGCGGATACTCACAACCACACTCAGGACACTCAACAAGATTCATACCACCCTCAACTGAGCCCTGGCCGACTTCTCACGCTCAGCAACAGCAGCAATCAACTGATCCAACTCCTCATCAGACAACTGAGAAGCCTGCTTAGAAGACTGAACCGTCACCGTCGCAGGAGCCATACGATTCGTAGCCTGCAAATACAACTGAGCAGACTTCGTATCACCCTCCAAAGCCTTAGAATACAACGTATCCAAAAGACGCTGAGTACGCT